TTAGAAAAATGCAAGAGCTTGGATATAAAAGTCTTTATATTGACGGTGTTGATACTATGAATATTTGGGCCGTTAATAAATCATCTGTCGATAAAATACCAGGAATTAACTTTAACAATAAAAGAGTCCAAATTGTTGCGGCATTTGAAGAATATGTTAGGCATAAATTTAAAATAAAAAGTGTTAGACTATACAATGAAATGAACACTTTTGTTTATGTTAATGGTAGACCGGATCACCAAAAAGGACAACACGATGACCTTATTATGGGTATATCTATGGCAATATATGTTGGCGAATCATCATTTTCAAAGTTAGAAAAAGTTACAGAAAAAACAAAAATTATGATAGATTCTTGGACTGTAGCAAATAATGATGCTGTTGCAAAAGAAGTTTATTTTAACCCAACATTACCAAATATGAATATTAAAAATGAAAGTTTTAATCGTGATTTTTCAGGACCATCAAAAAAAGATTATATGGAGTATTCTTGGTTATTTGGTAAGAGATAATATTTATTACTATGGGATTGAGTCGTAGAAAAAAATCTGGAAAAAAAATTGGCGGGTCAAGACTTATTGTTGACGGACAAGAAATCTATTCAACAAAAACTTTTCAACCAAGTTTTAATAAAAAAAGAAAAAGATATGAAGATTTTGTTGAAGCACCATTAATTGTACCAACAACCACAACTACAACAACAATACCAATTGAAACTTGTAATCTTGAAACACAAAATTTTGATAATTTAATTACACAAAATAATTCTAATATCATATTTTGTTAAAACATTTATAAAAAAAAGAAAATTATTAGATTTTAAATATGGAACAAAATAATCTAACAATATGGCAAAGATTGTCCAAAACATTTGGACCAAACTCACTTCTTGATATGGATTACCCAACATATAAGTTGGACAAAAAAGTATTATTAAGAACACCGGATAAAGAAAGATATGAACAAGAAAAGTTGCAAATGCAACAAAGTTTATATATTTCAGATAACTGGAAAAAAATTGAAAATAATTTATACGCACAAGCGGTTTATTATGAACCAAATAGAATTTCTGCATTTTATGATTATGAATCAATGGAGTACACACCAGAGATATCAACAGCATTAGATATATATTCTGAAGAATCAACAACACCAAATCAAGATGGTTATGTTTTACAAATATATTCCGAATCAAAAAGAGTTAAGGCAATCTTAGCCGATTTATTTAATAAAACTTTAGATGTTAGTATTAATCTACCAATGTGGGTTAGAAATACCTGTAAATTTGGTGATAATTTTGTTTATTTAAAATTGGACCCAGAAAAAGGAATTGTTGGTTGTTTACAATTACCAAATATTGAAATTGAAAGACTTGAAAGGGGAATGGAAGCTAGAACAATTAGTGCAAACATTGGTACCGATATTCAGTTTAAAAACAAAACAATGAAGTTTGTTTGGAAAAACAAAGATATGGAATTTAACACTTGGGAAATTGCACATTTTAGATTACTTGGTGATGATAGAAAACTTCCATATGGAACATCAATGTTAGAAAAAGCTCGTAGAATTTGGAAACAATTAGTATTAGCTGAGGACGCAATGTTAATTTATAGAACAGCAAGAGCACCAGAAAGAAGAGTTTTTAAGGTATTTGTTGGTAATATGGATGACAAAGATGTTGAAGCTTATGTTCAGCGTGTTGCAAATAAATTTAAAAGGGACCAAGTTGTTGATTCTAAAACTGGTAATGTTGATTTAAGATTTAATCAAATGGCCGTAGATCAAGATTATTTTGTTCCTGTTCGTGACCCCGCACAAGCGTCACCAATTGAAACTTTGGCAGGAGGTCAAAATATGGGAGAAATTGCTGATATTGAATATATTCAGAAAAAATTAGTAACAGCTCTTAGAATACCAAAAGCTTATCTTGGTTTTGAGGAACCGGTTGGTGATGGAAAAAACCTATCATTACTTGATATTCGTTTTGCTAGAACAATTAATAAGATTCAAAAATCTATGATTGCCGAACTTAATAAAATTGCAATTATTCATTTATTTTTATTAGGTTTTGAAGATGAGTTACATAACTTTACACTAGGTTTAACAAACCCATCTAAACAAGCTGATTTATTAATGATTGATGTTTGGAAAGAAAAAGTAACTCTTTATAAAGATATGGTTACAGAAATTCCAAATACAATACAACCAACATCAGCAACTTGGGCTAAAAAACACATTTTTGGTTTTTCTGATGAAGATATTAAACTTGAGATTCAACAGATAAGATTAGAGAGAGCTGTTGCTGGAGAAATAGCAAATACAGCAACAGTAATTACACATACTGGATTATTTGACACTGTTGACAAATTATATAAAACTGTTTCTGGTGAAACAGTTAGTGCTGGAGGAGCAGCTGGAGGTGCAGCACCGCCACCACCACCACCACCAGCTGGTGGTGCACCTATGACTGATAGTGTTGAAAAAACAAATTTAAATATATTATTAGAAAGTGATGCGTTATTTGGTGATGAATACATTGATTTATCAAAAGGTAAAAATTCTTTAGGTCAGATAGAAAATGAATTAGATAAATTATTAAATGGATGATATTTATTAAAAAAAATAAAATATGAAGTTCGGTATATTAAAATCTAAAATAGAAAAATGTTTGTTAGAGTCATATAAAAATGATAATCTAAAAAGAGAATTATTTGTTTTTAATGAATTAATTGTAAAAAACAAAAATTTAAATAAATTATATTATTTGTATGATGAATTATCAAAAAATAAAGGGTTAAATGAATCTATTGCAAATGATTTTATAAATGAAAGTATAACAATTTATGAAAATACTATTAACAAAATATCAAAACCAATTTTTGATGAGTTAGAGATGTGGGTTGGACACTTAAAAACAAATAATTTATATGAAAATATTGATAATTTGTTTTCAACAAACGTACTAACTTTAGAAAATAAGATTAAAAGTAAAAAAATTATTTTAGAAAATTTAATAAAAACTGAAGAAGAAGAAGTTTTATTAGAAAATATATCAATTAATGAAATGGTTAAAATTGCAAACAAAACCGTAAAAAATTATTTGGACAATCTTACAGAAAATGAAAAAAGAAAACTAGAAACAATTCTTTTAGAATCAGATGAAAAATTAAAAATAAAATACGAGGTTATAAAAGAAGACGTTATTGATAAATTAAATGATTTAAAATTAAATGAATCTGATTCTGAAATATTATTAAAAATAAATGAAACAATAAAAAAAATTGATTCAGAAAAATATGACAAACTAAATTATTTTAAATTACAACAATTAAATAAAAATCTTTAATTGTTTAACTTTAATTTTTGTCTATACTTTGCCCTACTAATTTCATTCCTTCTTTCAACAGATTTTTTTATAAATTCTTTTCTATAATTTAAATGTGAATTTTGTCTGGTTTTAATAACCTTACTTTTTAGTTCTTTAAGAGCCCTTTCGATGTCGTTTTTTTTTATTTTTACAATTAACATAGTTTTATAAATTTTTTATATATTGATATATATTTCAAATTTACGTAAATTTTTAAAAAATAAACATTATATGTATGAAAAAAAAATATGAAAAAAGGCAAAACAACCAAAATAAATGGTTTTAGAACATCTAAGGTTCAATACGGAACTGTAGATTCAAAAAACTTTAAATCACTTTATCTAAATTTACAAACTTGGGTTGAGCCAAAAAATGACTATGAGAATTGGAATAGAATTGTTTTAAATATGAACAGATTTATAAAACATTCAATTTATGATAATATTGATAAAAAATTATTTGATCAAAAATTTATTGTTGATTTAGATTTGAGAACAAGTGGTTTACAATTAAAAAAGAAATCATTTATGAATTTAGAAATAAACTTGTTTTTAATTGATGAAATAGATTTTAAATCCACAAAATTAAAAAAATCTTTAAAAAATATAATTAAACAACTTTATTCTGACGTGTTAACAAAAAACGAATATTTTAAATTTTATTTAACTAAAAACGGCAATACTAAATTAATTAAGGTAAAAACCGAAAAGGAGTAATATTTATTTAAAAAACATTTAAAATGAAAATATTAGCACCTAACGAAATTGGTAAAGGAATTCTTATTGAATATGATGCTGGTTATATAAATCCAAAGTCTCAAAATAATCAATATATTATGGAATCTAAAAATTTTTTAGATTACTCAAAACCATTTGAATTTTACGCAGTTTTACAAAAATACAATACTCCAAATAGAAATGGTAGAGTTTACCCAGAAAGAATTTTAAAAAGAGAAGCAGAAAATTATAAAAAAATGATTGAAAAAGGTACTTCACTTTCAGAATTAAATCACCCAGAATCTTCACTTATTGATCTTGATAGGGTTTCACATTTAATAACTGAAGTTTGGTGGGATGGTCCTGTATTGCTTGGTAAATTAAAATTATTAACAAGTCCTGGTTTTCACGAAAGAGGAGTTGTATCAACAAAAGGAGATTTGGCTGCAAATTATCTTAGACAAGGAGTAACACTTGGTATCTCATCTCGTGGTGTTGGGTCACTTAAAAAAGTTGGCGAAACAAATGAAGTACAAGATGATTTTGAATTAATTTGTTTTGATCTTGTTTCTTCACCATCAACACCTGGGGCATATCTTTTTTTAAATAGAGATGATAGAATGAAATATGAAGAAAATCTTGATGAAGAGAAAAAAATAGCAATAGAAAGAAATATTGGTGATTCTGGTAATAAATCTCTTGACTTAATGAAAAGATTATCCGATTATTTGGGTAAATAAAAAAAATATGGAACAAGGAGAAAAATATTTTGTAGCAAAAATTACATCAGATTTGTTAGATAGTGAATCTGGAAGAGTAAAAAAAATGAAAGAAGAAAAATTAGTTTTAGGTTATTCACCAACAGATGTTGAGGCAAAAGTAACAAAAGTATATGAAAACTATACAATGGATTGGAGAATAACATCAATTACTGAAAGTAAAATTGATGAAGTAATTGATTAATTTTTAAAATTATTTTTTATAAAAGGGAAGGCATTTGTCTTCCCTTTTATATTTTATATGAATTTTTTGAGAATATGTAATATTTATATTGTAAAGAAATAATAAATGGCAAAAGAAAACATTGTAGAGAACACATTATTCCAAATAAAAAATTTGGAAGAGTCTCTTAAAAAAAATGCACAAGGAATACTTTCATCAACAATGAAGAAAGAAATCAATTCTTTAGTAAAAGAATCTCTTATGGAACAAGAAGAGGTTGGAAATGCTATGCCAACAGATGATCAAGAACCCGATTTAAACCAATTAGGTAATCAACCAGAAATGGGACAATTACAAATGGGCGATGAAACTGGGGGTGATGAAACTGGTGGTATTGAAGAACCTATTGACGCTGATGCTGGTTTATCGAGTCCAGAAGATATGGACGATGAAACAATCGACATGACTGATGCAACAGATGACGAGGTAATTAAAGTATTCAAAGCCATGGGTGATAGTGATGGCATTGTAGTTACTAAAGATAACAATATTATCACATTAACAGATGATGACGATGAGTACATTATTAAATTAAATGAATCTATGGAAAATTTTGAAGAAATAAATATGGAAGAAGATCTATACGAAATGGATGATTATTCATTTGAAGATGAAGAAGATGATATGTCTTTTGAAGATGAAGAAGAAGATGACGATTTTGAAGATGATTATGGATTAAAAATCTCTGATGACATGCCGGCATACAAAACTAAATATCAATATTCTGACGAAGAAGATGATATGTCTTTTGATGATGAAGAAGATGACGATATGGAATATTCTTTTGATGATGAAGAAGATGAAGAAGATGACGATATGGAATATTCTTTTGATGATGAAGAAATCATATATGAACTTGAAATGGATGCAAACCAAGTTGATG